CGCATCCTGTCAGTCGCCGCGCACAAAAGGCCACTTAGCCCCATTGAGATAGAGCGGAAGCTGGAGAAGGAACGCGAGGCTGCAAGCAAGCGCAGTCAGGCAGAATACATGGCAATGCCTGAGCAAGACAGACTGGAGTTCGAGGCGATAATGAGAAAGGCTGCTGACGATCTCAAAGCCCAGAACGAAAAGTTATCGACGCCGCATAAGCTGCCCTACGGCGCCTGAGCCTGCACGATAGCTGCTTCGGGGCGTCGCAGTGCTCCACTAGTTGCGGAGGGCTTTGTAGGGGCTTAAACTCGCGCCCGTTGCCCGTCCCGTTTTCCCTCGGCGTAGCCATAACCCCTCCAACTCTTCCTGAGCGAAGCGAAGGCACAAGCGCAGCGCTGGCTGTCCGCAGGACAAATGGCGGCGTCGCAGACGATAGTCCTGGCGAAGCACCCAGAACAAATCACTCAGGGAGATCACGACAGGCAGTGAGCGGCGGCTTTGGTGGCTACGCGACTGGTCGCGGAGACGCCAAAGGCGGAGGGAACGCCTAGGCGTCGGATTTGTGGTAATGATCTTAGCTGGGAGCCAAATGGGCTGGGTGTATTACTCTTAAGAGTAATATATCTAGTCTATTGGTACGCAACTTAGTTCGTTGCCGCAAAGCCGTGAACTCTATATATACCTAGTCTATTGGTAAGCTCGCTGAGCAGATATATCATTCAGGCGCAATGATATATTGATGCCCCATTTGCCCTAGCTGTATAAATAGACATAGAAGAAACGCAGACTGTCAAACTGCCGTTCTTCGGCAGCAGGTCTGACGTTTCATCCTAAGCGAAAAAGTCTTGGTCCGCTGCGTGTATGACAGTCCGCGCAGCGGACTTTTTCGTTTTAGGAGAACAGAAGATGGAAAACATCTCGCATCAATTAGCCGCATATCTCAGGTCTTGGTATGAGACTACAGTCAAGAGCAAGACAGCCGCAGGTGTCACTGTAAATCTCACATTCGATGAGTTTCTTGCACTCTTTGAAAAGCGCCAGCTAAACAGCTTACAGAAAGCCATTGACGCAAACAGCATCCGCTACCTTCAGGATGAACATAACCCATACGCATACGTGGCGACATGGAAGAGCTATGCGGCTTGTTCCTCAGGTGTCTACGATGTCAACACTGCCCTGATTTGCTCGCGCATGAAGAGCGCAAAGATCAATCTACCAGCAGCAGGTGACAAGCTGCGTCCCTCCCATTGCGCTAACATCAGGAGGTCACTGACCGGGGTGGAGAAGACTGAAGAGCATTGCCAAGCGATCAGCGAAGCCAAGAAAGGAAAGCCGATCGCCGGATGGTCAGAAGAGCGGAAAACCGCTCGACGCGAGCTTCGTCAGGCCCAAGAAGCCGCGAAGAGAGCAGCTTGTGCGCCTTTAGAACTGATCGTTGAACAGCCTGAAAAGAGTATCGAAGTTGCCACTAAAATTGAACTGGCTGATTATGAAGAAACCGTGGAAGGCATGGTTGATCGCCTGAATGAGGCAGACATCTATTTCGACCTGTCCGCTGCCTCGGTCGTGCGAACTCATCTCGCTCGTAACTATGGAGAATGGTTTGCGAGGCAAGGCACATATTGGGACGACTACTTCGCTTGCGGTTGGCAGCAGAGCGGAATTGTCTTGGAAGTGTGTTGCTTCGCCATATCCAGCCACATTGAATGCACCTGGAGCTTCCCTGCCGAAGACAAAGCACTTGCTATGTTGTTTAAGCTGACATTCGGCGGCGTGTAGGCATCAGATAACTACCCCGAGAACAGAACACAAGGAGAGGCGAATGACGCAGCAGGAGTTAGAAGCGTTTATCGCAAAGGGTGGCAAGATCACCAAAGTTCCAACAGTCGTGAGAGAACCAAGCAAGCCCAGGCGTCCACGTTCAAGCAAGTGGTCGAAGGCAAACGCGTTCAAGTCAGGCGGGTGGCTGTCTTAGATTTTGATCAGCTAACGAAAGGATTTACGTGACATCAACAAATGGCCGCGATACCTCGAACGCTCGTTTTTTTTGGGGGGAAGGGAACTATGAAGAGGTTTGTTATTGCTGCGCTCATGCTGGGGGCAACCACTTCGGCTAATGCTGCGCCGGTCTGGAACAACATCGAATTTGGCATGACCCGCGCTCAGGTTGAGGCGCTTTATCCAAAAGGGAAGGGCGTCAGCTACCAGAGCCATAACATTGAGGTGAGCGACATCACGGTGACAGGCAAGTGCCAAGCCGAAGCGAACATCCGTTTCGATGACGCTGGATTGGTCAAGGAAGTCATGATCGCTGGCAATCCGTCAATGGGTGGGCGCTGCTCGAACGATGTTTTGACTGCGCTTTCCGCGAAATATGGTCAGCCCGCGAATTGGGACGACGCCCAAACCAGTATCCTTAGCCGCGAAGGCAAGGTGGCTGTGTGGAGCCGCACTGATGGCGTTGCTATGCGCTTCAAAAAATATACCAACGGCGCGTTCGGTGGCGGCGGTCTTGGCAAGGCAAGCTGGGAACTCAGCTACACCAAGGCCGACGCAATTTCGCTCTGATCATTCAATGTTTGCGTGTGACTTGTGTTGCGCGCTCACGTTCTCTGAACGGGCTACAAACGCCCTAGCTACTCAAAGGCAGTGGATCGTGGCCGGGTTCCTCATGGTGAAGCACATCGCCTAGACGCCGCATATCCACTGCCTGACCGCAAGCGTCACAGGCATAGAAATGATCGCGCTCATCCAGCAGCTGGGGATATTCGCAGCGCAGCGCGTTCAGGGCTTCGCGGTCAAGGTCGGGATCGAGGTCGAGGATCATACCAGCAATTCCCTTACTGTGGCATGTCTGAGCTTATCCGAACCACGGAGATAGCGGATGCGAGCGCGCATCAAGGGTTCAAGCCAATGTGCCGCTTTCCGCTTCTCCACCTTCAATGGAGGGGTGTTGCGCCCAAGCTGATCGGCCATTGACCAGAAGCGATCCTTGTCCTTGTTTGTCAAGGTCAGCATCGCGCCGCCGACATATTCCAGCCCATCAGCAGCTTCGCGGGCCAACAGCGCGGTTGTAGGGCCGACGCCTTGCTCGGTGCCGACGATTACGAACTCGCTCTCCACGAACGTCTTTGTTTTGACCCATGAGGTCACGCGTCCGCTGCGATAGCGGGTACCAATCTGCTTAGAGACGATCCCTTCCAGTTCCATATTCTCGACTGCCTCAAACATGGCAGTGCCATTGCCAATGACGTGCTCGCTGAACTGGATCGGAAAGCCGGGATCATGTTCGCCGATTAGGTCATGCAACATTGACCGGCGTGTAAGAACGTCGAGGTCACGAATATCTCTGCCGTCCAGATGCAGCAGATCGAAGGCATAGAAAATCAAGCGTTCTGGCTGACTGCCAATGGCACGGCGCAAGGAGTCGAAATCGGAGCGGCCAGCTTCGTCCTGAACGATAACTTCTCCGTCTATGATAGCCGACGAGCAAGGCAGGCTTTTTGCTGCGGCGACGATCAGCTGATAATGGGCCGTCCAATCATTGCCGTTTCGGGTGAATGCGCGAACGTCCTGGCCCTCGATGATGATCTCAGTGCGGTAGCCGTCATGCTTAATCTCGTGGAGCCAGTCATGGCCATCCGGCGGCTCGTCAACCAACGTGGGCTGCATCGTGGGGATGAAGCCTAACCCGGTGCGCTTGAGCGCCCTTGAGAGGGCAGCAGTAGCCATGGGAAGCCGACACATTTGAGTCGAGTCGAGTTCCCGATGCGGCGAAATGAATCTGGGAGCAGGAACTTGCCACCAGCGCAAACACAGATTTATCCACAGCTTTTCCACACTCCTCCCTGGGGGAACGATGCTGTCGTTCCGGCATTGAACCAATGAAGGAGAGCGAAAATGGCCGACAACAAAACTAAGCGCGGTGGTACTGATCGGAGCCGGGTCGCAGCTAGTGAAGGTTATGAGGTCAACTACTTTGCAAGGAAGCACAAAATCACCGCCGAACAGGCGCGCGAACTCATCAAGAAGGTCGGCAATGATCGTGACAAACTTAACGCTGCTGCTGCTCAAGTGAGGAAGCGATGATCGCAGAATTCACCCTACATGATGGTAATCCCGTCAGCGTCAATATGGATCGCGTAGATTACTTCCAACCTGACGATGACGGAACAATGATCGTCTTCGCGGACAAGGTATGTGTCTGCGTACAGGATAGCTATGACGCAGTTGCTGAGGTTCTAAACCCTGAACGGCAAGCAGGCTGCTAACTAGAAAGCCCCGCAAGTTGCGGGGCTTTTGTTATTCTGAAAGCTTTCCAGCCTTCCGATCCTCTTTGATCGCGCGCCAGCGATACACAACCAGAGCGATACTCAATGAGGTAGCGACCAGCGAAGCAATCGGCGCAATCAACTGCGCCCATGAGGACACCAGCACAACCGCTGAATAAGCGGCCACCCCGACATCTTTGAAGAATCCCTGATAAAACAAGCCGTGAATGTCGGCCATGTGATCACGCATCGATCTGCCCTCCAGTGGGAACGAGAGCGCCGACGACGGCAACGGCCACAAACGCAAATGACCAGGGCGCGGACAGTGTAGCAGCACCTGTGATCCCGACACCCACAGACACCCACGTGGAGCGTTCATTCAGTCTAACGCGTAAGTAAGCGGGGGATGCGCTAATGCGCTGTAGAACCCCTCTAAGGGCATCTGTGATAGAATACATAGTGGGCGACCTCTCTTGTTTGCCCACTATTTAAGCGTATCGGTCGTACAGCGCGCGCGGAGGTTGGTCAGGCTACGCAGATCTTCTCTACGTCGAGCAGATTGAAGCCTGATCTTTTCCCTGTAATTACTACGCGCCGTCCGAGCAGATTGCGCGATCGCCACGACAGAAGAAAGCCCACATCAAGGTGCCATTCGCCGCCGTCATCGCGGCGCAAAATCCATTGCCCGGCGCGATTGTTGAGCCATCCCGTCTCATCGTGGCGAGTTCCCAGTGGCAATTTCTGTCCCCTTAGCCGAAGATGTATATCGTCAGCTATATGGAAGGGTTTGTAAAATCAACTTGTTGCTGACGCAGAATGAACATGATCAGCGTCTCAAAAGGAAACATTTCAAGCGGCTATAAAGCTGATGCCCGATAGCGAAGTGAATGCTGTATTGCCTGACTGCATGATCACATCGCCGCCAGCGGTGACGTCGATGCGGCAGGAGCCGCCTCCCGACCAAGGCCCGAACATGAGCGTGCCGCTGGGCCTGAAACCCGGCAGCAGCGTGAACAGCGTAACGCCGGCGGTGCTGCTGCCACCGGGAGCCTGGACAAGCCCTTCAATCACGACGATTCCCTCTGCCGTCTTGTAATATTGAGCGCCGAGATACCCGCCTCCATAGTTGATCCAGGGGCTATTGAGCGATGGAAGCTGAACAGCCGGAGTGGTGAGCAGCCCTTGTTTTTGCGCGTCCAGTTGCGAGATTGCCAATTGAACATCCGTGGCTGAAATGCTGCCGACAGGAGAGCAGCCAACGATACCTGCGGTAAGGTTCGACCAAGTGGTTGCGCCCTCTGCGGAACTGAACTTCTGGAGAATTTGGCCGCTGGAACCACCATTCGGCACCTGATTAATCGGCACGAATTCAAGGCCGCTACCATCGGCTTTGATCCTCAGATATTCCAGACCATGCCCGATGTAGCTGTCGGGAACGTCTTGCAGGTTGAGAAGCGTGTTGGCCGCTGGATCAGGAAGATCGCTGAGCCACGGCTTGGCCGGTTTCCAAATGTGCTTCGCCGCGTCGAACGTAAGAACGTCATCCATGACGGCGGGCAAGGCTAAAGCCGCATCTTTAATATCGCGCATGGTTATGGCTGGCGCGCTCCTGATCTTTGGAACATAGCTATCGCGCATGATCTGCGTGTAGGCCCAGATGAAGACAGGATCGACGCCCCACTCATATGCTGCTGCTGCCGCATTTGTGCTGTATCGCCAGATGGGGCCTGTATCCCTATAAAGCGCGAACCCGGCGAAATAGTGCTGCGCTGAACGAGGATAGCCAAGCGTATCTTCAATCCGTGCGCGCCCTGTCGCAGATAGATCGGCCCGGTTCTCAATCACGAAGTCATAGTCCTCAACTTGGAGAACGTCGAGCGCAGGATAAGCGAGCGCTGGAGGCATGTTGACGCGGTGCGTTTCCGGCGTCTGCTCATTCAGAAGTTGAGGCAGGTAGAGCAAGGCATAGCTTCGCATCGTCGGATGATCCTCACGAACGGAAGCCAGCAGGTTGAGAATTGACGCCGCCAGTTGTTCGCCCAGCCAATCCAGATAGGCGAGCTGTGCGGCGTCCATGCTCGTCGTCATGCTCTCGATTACCGGCGCTGCATGGCCAGTTTCAGTCATGTAGCGCGCCGTAGTCGCAGCATCGTAGAAATATGGCTTGTAGGTGCGGAAATCGACCCAATACCAAGGTTCGCCCACCTGAAAATGAACTTCCAAATCGGCTTCAGCGGCGATGGATGCAAACTGCTGGGCGACCTTCTGGAGATAAGCCATCGCATCCGCGTTGCAGGGCGACATCAAACTCGACGGCGGTTCCCATCCAGTGAGAGCAGGCAAGCCATCGCTGTCCATCTGCCTCCAAGCAAGCGGCACGAAGCTGTTGAGCATTTCATAGCTGAGCGACAGGATCAGCGTCATATTGGCCGACTTTAGCCGCTGCGCGAGATCTTCATGCCAAAGCCGACAAGGGGTGTTCAGCGGCGACGAGGTGTCCTGCGCGACATAGCGGCTCTCACCACCATCCCATGCCCAGCTGAAATAATGGCTCATCCCCACGTAATGGTTGAACTCGCCCTGGTAGCCGAGCAGTTCGCAATTGCGGGTGATCCTCGCAGGCACGACATTGTAGGTGTCGTCGTACCCATTCGCCATTCGCAGGCGATGGACGCCCCCTGGCCCTAGCCCACACGTGAGTGTGGAATTGCTCCCGCTAACAGCGATGTTCGTAAGGGTCAGGCTGCCCTCTATCGGCGCAGTGAGGCGCGCTGTTGATCCTTCCTCAAAGTTGCCCGGCACAAACGAGAGGAACATGCGGTCGATATCGCCCGCATAGACATTATCATCGCCATCGAATCCGCCAGGCAAATCATCAAAATCGAGAACGCAGTGCCCAGCCATGCCGTCACCGCTTGTTCGACAATGGTAGAGCATCACGTAAGCGGTCATTGGTGAGCCGTTAGCCTTCCGACCTTCGATCGTTAGCGTGACGCCGTTAATCTCATCGACCTCACGGACATCGCCGCTCAGCTGGTAATCGAATGACAGAACGCATCCTCGATAGTCTCTGTTCGTATCATAGGCAGTGGTCGCATGATCCAGCGCGTCTTCTGATTCCCAGATAAGCCCCGCCAAGTGTCCTCTCTCATGGAAAACTGCATCAAGCTGGATCGCATCCGGTGCGGTTGTTCTTACCGAAGCCATCATCGTGCTCGGAAAGTTGCAGGTCCAAAACATCGGATCGAAGCGAGGGCGACTTTCTACAGCTATGCGGTCCTGCGGCTTGGCAAGTGCGAAACGCGCATTCTCGATAACATCAAGCGTTACGTCAGCGCCGTCGTGCGGCTTTGTGCCTGCGGGATTGGCTACATTGTCCCAGGTGATACGGGCACGTTGAAGAAGCTGATAGAGCGTCACTCGGTCGGTGCATTGCTGCCCACCATTTGGCACAACTGCTTCAACCACGACCGCACTAATGCCGTTCGATCTACATATTTGGTCGAACAGCGTCGCTGCGATAGAGACAGTATCGTCGTCAGTGAAATCTGTGATAAAGCCCGTCGCTTGTAGGGTGGCAGCATCGCCTTCTGCCAAAACGGAGTTATCTATCCGTTTGATGCGCCATTGAGCGGCTGCCGTGACATTGTGTCGTGTTACAGATAGGGTGGTTGTCTGCGGAATGACGTGGCTGTTGGTATCATAGGCATAGAAGTGATGGCTAGTTGAGAGCTCGATATATTTGCTAGTCCCATCAACAGCACGAGCCTTAGATATCGTGAATGTCTTATAGATATCATAGCCGTTGTAATATGCTCGAAAGGTCGCATTCGCGTTATCATTCGCAACAGATGTCACGCGGTACTCTCCTGACGAAGCGTCGATAGTGACGGAACAGCCTTCCTGAAACTCGACATTGTAAGTCGCGCCATTGCCTACGGTCACATCTGCGCCGTTATCATGAATTTTGAACTGGCCGCTGAAATTATCAAGGGAAGTCATCTGTTAGTCCGTTCTGCTGATCTCCCGATATTTATGTGATGTTGCCATCGGTGTCTGACGGAAAGGCGACATACTCGTTTGTCAAGTAGCCCAAGATAGTTGATGCGTTGGTGTCTCTTGCGCTGATGACTTCTGTAGTCGTCCAGTTTCCCCATTTGCCGCTGAACATAAGGTATCGCGCTCTGATGATGTGATTGACCCCACCAGCCATAGCCATGAAGGTGAACGCTTCTGCCTCGTGATTGAAGCGGTCAGTAGCCGTTTGCCAATTTTCATCATTTTGCGCGCGATATTCTATTTGGATCGCTTGAACGCCATCATCGGGTGCAACCCATGTCACATCAATCTGACTGACAAGAGCGCCATTGCTGTTGGTGATCGTTCGGGTGGTTGATAGCAGTGCCTCAACGGGAATGCTCTCGTTGGGATTGTAAGCAGGAACTTTGACGACGGCCGGCAAGGGCTTCGTTTCATCGTCGTCCCACGCATAAATCTGCGCGTCTTCCTCTTGAAGCGTCATGTTGAAGGTGAGATCGACAGTTTCTGCTTGGCTGATGACGCGGAAGAGTTTGCCGTTCCATCCAAGCTCAGGAATGACCATCCTGACCAATGACCCCACCTGAACCATAAAGGCCTTGGGGCCGAAGATAGAACTAAACGTCGCCGTGTAGCGGTTCCTGACGAGGTTCTGCTTCGCAATGCGCTGCGCTTGCTCGAAGCGAGTGACGGCGGCGAAATCCAGCACCATTGGGCGCGGTATGCCGTCATCAAGTGGGGCAATTTCGATCTGCCCCCAGTCGTTCAGCTGATAGAGGTTTTCTGGATCGGGGAAGCGCCCACGTGCCAAGCTGAACGTGTCTTTGAGGGACGCGTTGTCAGGCGTGTAACTGTATTGCCCGATCAGATCGTCTGGCGTGAAGGTGATCGTAGGGCCGTCGAGGTCATCATAGCCAGCGATCAGCTGATACATGCCAGCCGTGTCGACCAGCTTGGCTGTCCCCATCGCGGCAGAGATGACGTTGATATTGGCTTCGTGCGTATCCGCCGTGGTCAGCAGGCAATCGCAGTAGAAACGCTGAACCGTTCCACTACTCGTGATGACTGGCTCTTCGCACATGTTCGCGTAAGTGATGAAGTTGCCGAGGTCGATACGGTCGACGGGAACGCCCATGCCCCAAGCTAGACGGCCATTGATCCTCCATCCGATCAGATAGGCAAGCAAGCACAGCGCGGGGTTGCGGCCAATGTCCTTACCGCCATCAACGAAGGACCATGTTTCCTGATTGCTCGCCCTGTGACTGCCGATCCCTCCAGCAGTGCTATCAAGGCGCGGGTCATAAACTGGGCATCCATCAACGACTGTGGTAATGCGAGTTGGCAGGCCGTCTGGATATATGTCCGTATCCAGCTTGAAGATCATTTTGAGATGCGCGCAGCCCGTGAACGTGGCAGTGTCCTTCCAGTAGTTGCCGCTGCCGAACTCTTCTGCGTTGTCTGTGCTGCCTTCTTTGATCGCGCCAATAAGAAGGCCGTTATCATCCTTGTATCGACCGACTGTGATATTGCTTGAGTATGAAAGTTCGTCCTCAAGATAGACTTGACGAACGTTGTGAATACGATGGCTGGCAAGTGCGACAACCCTGTGTAGGTAAGTGCCCTTCTTGAAGATGCTTACAGCTAAGGTTTGGCCCTTAAAAGGGCTATTCGCGTTGGCTTCGATCCTATCATGTAGGTAGGTCCAACCACTCCGCTTCAACTTCTCGTGGAAACGTTCATCTGCGCCTGCTGCTGTTCGGCCAAATACGATCTTGCGCGGAGCAGTTGGGTCGGTGGTGATGTTATAGCTCAGACCTGAACCAAACATCTTTGGTTTGCCCATGATCAGCCGCGATGCGAGCGACATGCCAAGCCCGACGATGACACCCGCTACCACTTTAGCCGCGATTGCTGCTGCGCTCGTTCCTGCGGCTGCTAATGCGGATGACGCTGTCGCGCCTGCTGCTACAGTTCCGCCAAACGCGCTAAAGAGTGCTGGAGCGAGATAGCTGAACGCTACCACGGCAACTACCGCAAGAGCGATAACGGCGACGAACTTAACAATTTTGCCCACTTCAATACCCCACTTGTTGTGAGGTATTTATTTGTAGGTGCCTTAGTAGGGGGATGGGGCTTAACTCATGTTGATACCAGACATCGCCGATCTCAACTCAGCGCGGTAGGTCAACGAGTGGGCATGTTAACAGCAATGAAACTACGTATTTTGGGATCGAAGCGTATTCCCATGCTTTATAGCCGCTCATCATCGGGGACGGTAATCGACATGGAAAGTACAGCCGATCGCGAGCGCTTAGAATGCGCGCTCAAGCGGAATTTAGATATGAAGGCACGGTCGAGAAACCCCAGTTCAGCGGCAGTGCATGACGCTTGGATCAGGTTTTACGGGACGATTATTCAACATCACCCGATTAAGCGATGATTAGGACGGGATCATCTTTGCCAGTCAGCCGATGCGCCAGCAAGCATCGCAATCAATTGAAGGCCAAGGGGCAAGCCCAACGTCTTCTAGAAAATAGCTGAAACGTCCGACGCAAACACCTAGATAGAAGCGACCGTTCGCTTGTCTGCCAACGATGTCCCCGCGCCTGGCCTGAGAAGCATGAACACTCTCGCCAAGTCGGTCAGACACGCAATCGTAGAATGACTTATAGCCATTTTCGATCAGCCACCTTCCGGCTTCCTTCCAACTGGTATATTTGCCTGCGAAGTCGGCTGTAATGTCTACTCCAGTTTGCGCCCTGATTGCTCCACAGATGAACGTCGCGCAGTCGTGGCTATCAGGCTTTGTTGCGCCCCAATCAAACCGATAATCACTTACGCGGTCGATGTAGGTGGATAGGGCGTCTGGCCAATGAGAGAGGCGTTCGAAGGTCATTTCAATCCTGTTGCTAAGCGGCCAGGCACACGGGGATCGTTCGCGATGCTTACGGCATAGGCTTGGCTTGTATCGTCGGGGTCAAAGAGCGGCTGGTCGAGATAGGTCGATGCGCTCGCATTGGTGATCGACGCAGAATGGCTCTCGATTGTAAGTGTAAAGAGGCGCTGCTGGCCGTCGTAAGTCAGGGACAGCTTATCCATTATCCCGCTACGAACGCGCCTAAATGACCAGATCGCTGGAGTGGTCGCATCGGGTGGTGTGATCATCAGTGCGCGCCAGAGGATCGCCTTGCGGCCCTTATATTCGCTGCTGTCGAGGGATGCGCCAATGAGCGCGTCAGGCGTAGTTTGGGGCACAGCGAGTGCGAAAGAAAGTTCATCCGATCCCTGATACGAGAAGGAGTTTTCGCCGATCTGGATCGGGACGCCCTCAGCAATCGGTTCAAATGTTTTGTTGTCCAGGTATATGTCGCCGCTGCCCATCGGCGTGATCGCCGTCCAGCCGGTCCAGAGGTGAACCGGGTCAGATTTGAAATCTAGGAAGCCGATTATGGCTGTGCGGATACCCTCCGCTTCAAGCGCTGCCAGCCATTCGGCAGTCATACCATCACGCATGTTACCTCCTTACAACTTCTGGACGCACTTGAGCGGGCGCAGGTAGATGACCTCTGCATCCTTGCTCTGGCCGTTCACGCCTTCGCTAGTAGCGATACGCAGTTCCACCTTCGGTGCCGCGAATTCTACGGCTGTGTTGGCGGCAAAGTTCTTCCTCAGCGCGGGCTGAAACTCGATGATCGCCACTCCACTAGTTGCGGAGGATGGCACGACGGTGATCTGATGGAGCGAGTTGTTGATGCTAAAATAATCGCCGACCTCAAGCCCGGTCGCCTCGCTGCCGGTCCAGCCTTTTACCGCGATGCTGTTGCTTTCGGCGAAGCCTGCGCTGTTGAGGGATTTGCCGAAGATCGGCTTGCCGCTGCCATGGGGCTGATACAAAAAGCTGCCCATAGCGCCATTCAACGACAGCACCCAAGCGATGTGCTGCTTGGCCTTGATGCTGTCATGTGGCTGATTTGGGAAGGATAGCTGAACCTGCCACTGCGAGAAGTTATTCACGACCGTAGCATGGCCAGTGAACGGTGATTGAGCCACGCCCTGATTGTTTAGTAGCTCAATATCTTCTGTTGATGGAGTTATTGGTGGTGCGCCAATCGGGTACGTAGTCATATTGCCTCTCGCGTTTTAATTATTTAGTGAGCAAGCAGGCTTTGCTGGGTTGTAGCAAACAGGGGGATTTCAGATGAAGTTGGGCTTAATTGTGCTGCCGATGCTGATGGCAATATCGGCGTGCGACAGCGCGAAAGTGGAAAAAGAATCACAAACACTACAGCTTCAAAACGAAAATTCGTCAAAAGCCGTTCTCCCTTCGGAGCCCGAAAAGCTCGCGAATGGAAGCGCGACAGTCTCAAACGAGGGCACTGAGCGGTTTTCGTGTTTAGGACTGAGAAGCGGCGAGTATGATACTGACATAGAAATTTCAGATATAATACCGAGTGGCGATCATATGGGACCAGTCGGCAAGTATATGGTTACTGGCACGGGCGATTTTCATGGTGCGGCTGGGTTGGTGAGATTGTCGGGCGATGAGTATGAATTCATCGACGGGAAGCTAGGCGACCTGAATGCTAAGATACAGCCATCTTCTCAGGGGTTTTACGACATCGCAATCGGCGATACTCTCGCTCAGTGCGATAAGGAGGGTTCTGACTAAGCGTCACAGCCTCGGTCTGCTGAGCTTATTCATCGTATGCTCCGTTGCTTGAGCCTTGATCGAGGGCAGTGCTTCGACGATGCCCTGCAGGACCAGTTCCTTTGTCCGGGCTTCGTTCTGGCTCTCACGCGCATCGACATTGATCGTCAGTCCGCCAGCATTGCCGGTGATCCCAGACAGCACGTTGTTGGGCAGAACTTTTGTGCCACCGCTCAGATAGGCGAGTTCGGGACCGCGCTCTCCGACCAGCTTCCAACCAGAGGACGAAACGTGACCGCCATTAGCGTGAGCGCCCATGAAATCATTGTAAGCACCGCCCATTACGATGTCGCCACCACCAGCAGAGCCGCCACCAATGCCGATGCCCGACAGCGCACCGCTCAACAGCCCACCCAATGGCTTGATGAAAGCCTGCTGGATGATGATCTCCGCGATGCTGGCGAGGATTTGCTTCGCGACGCCTTCGAAGACATCGCCAAAGCTCTTCGCGTTCACGATTGCGTCGGCAAGTCCGCTGCTGATGCTTTCCAAGCCGTGCGCTGCAATGCCTTCTAGGCTTTCCTGAACCTGTGCAGCGCTATCAGGCAGGCTGTCCAAATAGCTTTCGAGCGGTCCCATGGTGTTCTTGACCACTGACTGCGACATCGCGCCATATTTGCTATCCAGATTGTCCAGCCTGCGTTGTGCTGTTGCGCGCTCTTCTGGCGATGCCTTGCTTGTTGCGGACAGGACAGCTTCTAGTTCCATCTTCTCGCGCTTCTTCGCCAGTTCAAGACTGCGGAGTTCGATGTCACGCTTTTCGCGAGCCGTCTTTGCCAACTCACCCGTGATGCCTAGCATTTCCAGCTGATCAGATAGTTCAGCATCCTTGCGCTTCAGCAGTTCCTCTTCAATGCGCGAGGCTTCCTCGTTGTTGATCTGGTCCTTGTGCGCCAGCGCGATCTTCTCTTCCATCTGAATGAGGTTCTTCGCCTCTTCCTCAGTGTAGCGGCCACTCTGGTTCTGCTGCGTCTTAACTTCGTCTAGAATTTCCTTCTTGCGGTCGGCAAGTTCCTTCTCGATGGCTTCACGTTCACGCGCATAGCCTTCCGCGTAGTTGCCTCGATCAATATATGATGCGCGAGCAAGTTCGGCATCGGCACGGGAAAGGTCTTTCTCATATGCCGCGCGGCGTTCGGCTTCCTTCTGCGCCAGTTCCGCTGCTGATGGACCGCTCGGCTTAGATGACGAGCCGGTGGGTTTTGGAGTAGGGAGATCGCCTTTCGGCAAGGCACCTGCTCTGGACGCGGCAACAGCCTGATTGAGCAATCCAACTTGGCGCTGCCATTCCTTGAGATGCTGTTGCGTATCACGCCTGACGGTTCCAGCTACGCCAAGATCGGTAGAGCCTGCGCCCTTGGCATTGTAGTAGGCGGCCCTTGCTTCGTGCATCTTCTTCTGGCGGAAACGAATGTCCATGTTGCTGTCCTGCATGGCCTGGTCCATCTTTCCGCCGAGCAGAAAGCCCCCGACAGCGCCGATTGCTGCGCCTGGCTGCCCAGCTGCCATACCACCGGCCATTGCGACCATGATAGACATCGCAACCCTTGGGTTCTGTTGCCAGAACTTCATCAACTCCGATGTCACGCTCGAAATGCCGCTGGCGAAGCCCGCGATCGCGCTGGCGTTGGCCGAAATATTCGCGGCCATTTGCGCGCTCAGGATCATCTTCATGGTATCAAGCTGATCGTTCGCCTGACCGGCATTGCGGATGATGCCCTCTTCGAGAACGATGCCGAGATCGCGAGCAGCCCTAGCTTGTAGTTCCAGACCTTCCGAGCCAGCAGCAAGTGTCTGTGTCAGAGTGCCTGCCTTCTTACCGAACAGGTCCATGGTCGCGGACATTTGCTTGGTGGGATTGTCCAGCTTCTTGATGCCGTCAGCTGCCTGCTTGACCGCCTTATCAACATCACGGGTGGTAATGCCGTATTCTTTCAGCTTCTTGATCGCTGCATCGTTGCCATTGGCAGCATCACCAACAGTCTTTGCGAACTTTTCCAATCCGGCGTCAGCAGTTTCGAAATCCGAACCCGCCATCTGAGCCGCATATCGGAATTCCTGAATCATCTTTGTGGAAACGCCGGTTCGATCCGACATATCAGCGATTGCGTCGCTGAAATCGAGCGCGCCCTGTGTCAGCTGTGTCATGATGTCGACAGTTACGGCAGCAGCCAGCCCCCTGACAGCCGTACTAGCCATGCCCATCGAGCCTTGAATGATGCGGCTTGTTTTGGTGCTTTCATCAGCGGCCTTTTTCATGCCGCTCATGAATGAAGCGCTCTCTAGTGATAGGCTGGCGTAAAGACTGCCGAACTGTGCCATGACATTTCTCCGTAGGAACTACGGAGTATTTATTGAGGGGCTTTTTTGTTCTGGCGTTCTGTGTAGGCTGCAAAGAAGCCCTTGATCTTTACGTGGAGGTTCGCGTCGGTTTGTGGTTCGACCTTTTCTTCCTCTGGCCAACGCTGATAGAATTTAGGAACAGTCGTGCCTTGTTTGCTGTTCGCCATGTAGAAGAGCGTCATCGCATTAGCGGAGCGTTCGTCCTCAACGGGACAGCCCCAAGGTTCTAGCCCATAGTAAGCCATCCATGTTGTCATCTCTGACATCGGCATAGAGGCTATATCTGATAAGGTTTTGCCCAGAGCGAGTGCTAAGCGACATGCAAACAGTCGCTCTGGGTTATCCATCAGCCTTTTTTTTCGGCCTCAATGTCCTTGGTGATCGCTCCTGAATAGGCCATGCTCAGCATGCCGAGATAAATCTGCTGGACCTGAGCATATGGCAGCTTTTTCAACTCGGGAATGTCATCGAGCGAGAACATGAGATCGCCATTCTCATCCACGACGCTGAATACCATGCCCACAAGAGCCTCATCCAACAGTTCGACCTCAGAATTGTTCTCTGGGTCTTTGTTGTAAGCAGCTACTGCTTTGGCGTTGTCCTGCAATGTGGTCGTGAAAGCCACGCGACGTTCGACGTTGAACTGCTCCAGTCGAACTGTCGCATCCCATTCAGGCACGAACAGTTCGGTGGAACGTGGCTTCTGCGAAAGCAGGAAGGACTTTGAAGCCAATTTAGCCATTAGCTTACCGTCACTGCGCCAGAGATTTCGATGGTTGCCGAGCCAGTTAGCTTGCTGTCAACGCCGCCAGAAAGAGACTTGCTCAGCACATAGCCCGAGAAAGCGTAAGTGGTGCTGTCAGTGTCATTGAGGGTTAGCTTAAAGTTCTTCAACGCGCGGGAAGCCTTTGCTGCTTCGAGCGCGACCTGACCGGCATCGTCTGGAATGACGTTGAAGTTGATGGATACCTGACCGAAATCCTGTAAGCCCATCAGCTTTTCTTTAGCAGTGCTGTCTAGGCTGGTTGTGTCGATGACAGACGCAGAGCCGCTGAATGCGGAGAAGTCGTTGATCTTTGCGATAGGGGTGAAAACGCCAGTAGCGGTTTCAATTGCTAGGACGGTGCCCTGAGTTTCGATGGCAGTTGTCATTATGTTTTAGCCTCCAAAAGTTGGCAGCTCGCCTCTCAGGGCTTGCTTCCGACTATTTATTGTTTGGAGACTTTGGCTGACTGGCTCAGGCAGTGATGAAATGCGCGTCCACTTCAACGATCATGCGGAACAACTTTGGATCGCCGGATAGATCGGAGGCGTCGAACTCGTTCTCAATCCTGATGTAGATGATTGGCGCAGTGGCATATTGAGATAGGCCGGTTACAACGTCGTCGGCAATGTTCTTCGCTGCCTTCAAGCTGGTCGCGTAAACATCGACGCGATATGATGCGATCGCCAGACCAGTTGGCCCGTCAACAGCTAGATCGCGCTGAGTTCCGGTTCTCTGATACACGACGAAAGGCGCAACAGCGGTTTCAGGCGCGAGAACCGGATAAACCTTAGTGGTTCCTGTCTGCGCGCTGAGTGCTGAGTAGAAAGAGGCATCCATGTTCAGCGCCTCCCATATTTTTTGACGAGGCGATCAATGGATGCACCCAATGATGCCCTGACTTTCTCCAGAACTACGGGTGCAGCATCGTTAAAGGCGGGCTTTGCAAACGGCCTAGCGATCATCTTGACGGTTCCATATTCAAGAAAGCGCGCCCAGAATGCTGAGCTGAATGTCACAATAGCTACGACATTGAACGCCTTCTTGGCGCGACCCATCTTAACTTTGATGTTGTCGCGGGCATGGCCGTAATCGACCGTGACGCTTTCGCCGCTCTTGTTCTTGTAAGTGCGCGAAGTGTCATCATCGCCAACGGGAGTAGCCGCTTTCACATGATCGGATAGGGCTTTCGCACCAGCACGAATAGCGGACTTACCTGCTCTTGTTGCCAGTTCTGGTCCTAGCTGTTCCAAACCCCTCTTGAGTTCGTCCCAGCCTTTCATCTCCATGCGAATTCTATCAGCCATTTTTATGTTCTCGTTGTTGGCGTCAGGTATTTAGTCAGGCTGTCATGCTGCGAACCATCAGAAAGAGACCTTGGCCGTCCTCGAAGTCCTCAAGGCCGGTGATCGCGTAAGTGACGCCTTTGTGCTGGACGGTCATTTGCGTGGTGATGTCGTCGCGATGGCGAATGAGGAACTTTGCCTCTGCCTGCGCGACCTGACCTGCTGCGCGGCTAATATCCTTCGCGGTCAGCTGCCATTTGGCGGCCCAAACCGTCGCCACTTCTAGTGGAGCGCCTTCGATCACCTCGCCAATGTCGTTCGTCATGGCGCTGATAGTGGTAAGGATCGTGATGCGATGTCGCAAAGCCCCGGCGTTCACAGGCCGCCCACACGATATGGGTTGAGCAGGTTGCGGAACGTCGCGTCTGCTGTGTTTTGGCCTTCGCGACCCGCGTAGGACGAGCCAACATGCACGGAAATTGCCTGCTTGATCGCTGTTGGGATCTCGGCTGCGTCGGCGTATCCGGCCTCGCATGTAACGACGAGTGCGCGATTGCCCCTGATCTGCCCTGAGAACGTCACTACAGCACCAGTGTCGCGCAGCAGCACCCAGTAGCTATCGGGATCGGAGAGGGGCTCTTTGACGCCCTCTGCATCCATAAGCTCAACATCGCTAATAGCGATGACCGGTGCCGTCGGGATCAGAAATCGTTTGTCGCCCTCATCGAAGGCATATTCAACCGTGGCAGGCACGATCGAGCGATTTGTGTAATTTTCGGCAGCTTCCTGTGCTGCGCGGATCAGGCTTTCAACCAGAGCATCGTCAGCGTCTTCGTCAATGCGGCACCATTGCTTCGCCTCCTCCACGGAAAGGGCGATAAAATTGGGGTCGCGGCTTATCGTTGTTTTCATCTGGAACCTCCCCGATATTTATGCTTGTGAAGGGCTGGCCGCAGGTGCCACGACGAGATGATAGTTATCGCTAAAGGGAAGTTATGCAGATCGAGAAAATTCGAGTGAGAAATTTCAAGCGGGTTTCTGACTTGACGCTCGAACTCGGTGATCTGACCTACTTGGTGGGAGGTAACAACAGCGGCAAGAGTAGTGTGCTTCAAGCCGTTCATATGGCAGTTAGTTGCGCTCAGAGATCGGCAGAACTCCAACAAGTTGTTATAGCTGAATCCATGTTGAGGTATTGTCCGACAGGTGAGTTTCAGCGCCTGGGAAATTCTGGACCTTACGAGAACCGGAAAGATGGCTCGCGCGGGACGGTTGATCTTTCGGGAAAGACATCTGACGGGGCAGATGCCAGCTACAAAGTTGAGATTTACAAAGCAAGAAATCATCATAATGTCGGAGTCGAGCGAACTGGTGTTTACACTGGTTTTGGGCAGTATATTTGCGATCCTCAAACATTGTTTAGTGTTTATGTGCCGGGACTTGCTGGCATACCCCATAATGAGGAACTGCAAAGCTATGCTTCGGTTTTCCAGAAGGCCGCCGGCGGCGAGGCTAACTTGGTGTTTCGCAATATCGTCAGGTTGATCCGCGAAAAAGGGTTGCTGCAAGAGTTGGAAGACCTCTTGTTTGATGTGGTCGGACCTTGCAAGTTCAAAGCGGACTATGATAGCGAACGAGAGCGATACGTTGACTTGCAAGTCTCGTTCAAAGAAGGTGCTCCTGAAGATAGCTTCGTGCCGATGGACCTGTCGGGAACTGGTGTGATTCAAATCACACAGATATTTGCATACGTCATATTATTTCGACCGAAAGTGCTTCTGGTTGATGAGCCTGACAGTCATCTTCACCCTTCTCGGCAGGCGCTGCTCTCTACGGCGTTCACAAAAATAGTGTCGCGCTACAAGTGTAAAGTGATCGTTTCGACCCACAGTCGTCATCTTGTTAGTTCTGCACCACCTGAAACGCGATTGGTTTGGCTACGCGAAGGGCGTGTCGAAAAGCATGACGAAAAGGGCGGACTCACATCAATGCTGCTTGATTTAGGCGCTCTTGATCAAATCGATTCCAAAGGCGCAGATTACCTCATCTGCACAGAAGATGCTGGAAAGAAGAATTTGGAAAAGTGCGTAAAGGCGCTTGGAAAGAACATCAATGTCAAGGTGATATCATATAACGGCGTGAGCAATGCAGCGTCGGCAGCGGTCATCAAAGAAATGGCAGCCATGTTCCACAACCAGCCCGAGATCATCATTCACCGCGACCGGGATTTCCTTACAGATACGGAAGTTGATCGTTGGGCGGAACCCTATGAGAAGTTGGGCCTCTCCATATTCTGTCCAGTGCTGCCTGACATAGAAAGCTACTATGTCACTGAAGAACATGTGACAAAAATATACGAAAAAGTTGATCCAAAGGATGTTAGTCTTGCAGTTGCTCAGGCAAATGATGCTGTCGAGGCTGAAATGCGTCGTAAGTTTAAAGATAAACGCCAGCAGGCGAATTTGCACTTTTGGCGCGATGGTGGAAGCCCCCGCACCGAAGATTTGTGGGACAAGGACGCGCCAATGAAGGAGGAGTTTACGCTCGGCAAGCTGTTGCTGCCGCACGTAAATTCTAAGATCCGAGAGATTGCGCCCACAGGGAAAGACCTGTTCAAGGTTCCAAGCTCTAGGCTTGTTGACGAATTGGCGAGGTTTTTGAAATTATGATGGGAAGGTAGCCCGGTCATCTTGACCGGGCTTTCCACTGTGCGAGTTCGTCTCGCGGATCGCTTACGAGGCGGCGATCTTGAGCAGCTTGACCGCCTCACTGTTACCGACAATGCCGCCGAAACGCTTGGAAGTCTTGATCGCAATGTAGGCGTCGTAGCTGTATGGATCGCGTAGCATCGACGTGCCAACCAGATCATACACACGGTAAGCCTGCTTGAGGTCGCCGAACATCAGCGGCACATTGCCTGCGCTGATTGCCTGTAGGTCTTCAACGCCGTCAACGACAGGATAGCCGAGGAAGGTCGATGGCTGACCTGCGACGAGCGACTGAACCCAAAGCGGATTACCGTTTGCGTCCTTGAGCTTGCGGAGTTCACCAGCCATCTGGCGGGTTGCATACCACTTCGCGTTAGCGCGGTAGATTGGGTTCAGGGCGGTTACGATGTCCTGATACTTGTCCGCGTAGGTGTTTGCAGCTGGCAGAGCAGCGGCCTGACCCGACGCGATATACTGGATGGAACCGAATGCGCGGGTGGCGTCGCCGGTCGCAACAGCGGTGTGCTGAAGGATGCCCTTTGGCTGACCAGTGCCCGAACCGTTGATGATGGCTGCGCCAACATCCTTTCCGAACTTTACGCCAACGCGCTCGGTTACGTAGCCTTCAAGATCGAAATAGGCGTCGTTCAGAGCGTAGTGGGAGATCAGCGGCTTGGCGAACAGGGTGCCGAACGGAACGGCGACTTCCGCGAACGAAGGAGTCGCGGTTTCAGCATACATGCCGTTGGTTCCGGTTTCATTGACCCAGCTGGAGCCAGTGCCGCCGAGATCGACATGAATTTTAACGTCTGGAGTGCCGGTCTGCTGGACATTCACTTCGCCGAGGACAGGCGATACGTCGATTGCGAGCTGGATCAGGTTCTTGTCGAACTCTTCTGGAACCAGATAGCCACCGGCTGCGCCAATCGCGCCAGCGTCAGCACCAGTCTGAGTGGTTACAGCGCGGGTGTTGAGGCCGGTTTGTAGATAATTGCGGAGTTCCAGACCCCAATTGCTCTTGGTGATGATCGCGGGTGCGCCAATGCGCCCCGACTTGACCGAGAAGCTCTTCTGTTCTTCAGCAACGCTATCAACGGTCTCCTCAACATCGGAGACGGTGGAAGTTAGAGATTCAACGGCGGTGGAAAGAGTGGCAATCTTTTCGCCTACTTCAGTAATGCGAGCGTCGTAGGTGGACTTGAACTCTTCCAGTGCCGCTACGACCGCATCTGTCTTATCAGTTTCATCTGACATATTATGTTCTCTCCTGTTAATAGGATTATGTTTTTGTTCTGTGACCTATTGACAGGATCGCCCCTGTAGCGGCTCACTTGAGCAAGCCGTTGCTTGCTTCTCCTCATATTTATAAAGTTGAAGGGGTGAGGTTTTTACTTGCCGAGAAGTCTATTCAGGCGAGCGTTGAACTCATTCATCTCTGCGCGCTTGCGCTCCTGCTCGGCGAGATATCTCTTGCTCTCGAACTGACTTGCGATTGTCTCGGCTTCTTTGCGTGACAAGCCGCGATCACGAAGCAAGCGTTCAAGATCGCGGATGCTCATGTCATCAATGTTGGATTTGATGTCTGAGACGAGCGCGCTGGAGTTGGCTGGGCAATTCACGACGCTGACTTCAACAAGGTCTGCTTCTGAGATTGTGCGGCGGTAATTGTCCGACTTGGCGGCCATTTCCCAAACGACGGGGTAGAAGCCAATCGACAAGCCTTTAATCAAACCAGCCTTAAGTGCCTTGTATGTGTCGATACCGTCAGTGCTGTCGAGCAGTTCGCCGGTCATCTTCAGTCCGTAGTCATCCTCTTCAACTGATGTCCACTGGCCGATGGGCAAGCGATCTGCGGCATGATTCAGGAACATGAACGGCATAGAGCCATTGTCGATGTGTCTCTGAATACTGCTGGCAAAGGAGCCCTTCGCCATGATGTCGCCGTAACTATCGACATTGCCGAAAACCGATCCATAACCGCTAAAAGTCATGGTCTTTGTTTCGGTCTCGGCTTCGACGGCCAGTTTGCACTCGATCCCCAGTAGGGACTTCTTCTCAGTTGTTAGCATCGGGGTCATCCTGTGTTTCATCATTCGGTGCAGGAGTCTGCGGACCGAACAAATTAGCTGCTGGGGTGAGTTGATCCGCTTTCGGATCATCGCTGCGAGGCAGGTCTTCTTTCTCGCGGATTTCGTTGATCGTCATCGCGCCCATTGCGCGCATCGCGTTGAAGTAGGCCACGCGGTCAGCGGTGCTGGCTTCCATAAGAGCGCGGCTGTCTAGCTTGATGTAGAGGCCCGCCTTCTTCTCTTGAGGCGTGAGCAGTGCCTTTCGAGCCGATTGCTCGAAGCGTTCATACCAAGGCATCAATGTGTGGGCGATGTGCGCTAACAGAAGCTGTTCGACCGAGTTGTAGGATGTTGCGCCGGGCTGCATGACCATGATCGGCAGCACACGAAAGGCGCGGCAAAGCTCCTCGATCTGGAACCTGCGGCTTTCGATCCACTGCGCGTCATTGGCGCTGGAAGCCATAGCCTGCCACGTTAGACCGCCGTCGAGCAGCGCGGTCTTATGTGCGTTACCGACGCCGCCATGCTGTTCCTGCCACGCCTTTTTCAGCGCGACTTTCTGCTCAATGGTCAGGGTAGCGGGGGAAGTCAGAATGCCGCTGGGGCGAGCACCGTTCTTGAACAGGTTCGCGCCATATTGTTCGGAAGCCAATGCGAGGCCGATTGCTTCGCGCGCCAGCTTGGTCGCATTCAGGCCGACTACGCCATCCCAGCTTGGCCCTTTGATGTGCCACATTTCGCTCGCGGGAACGTCAATAGGGCCGTGCTTCGTGGCTACGCGATAGAATACTGTATAGTCGTCTAGCTGAACAGGCGTGACGCTCTTCGGGACAAAAGCGTAAAGTTCCTGAGGTGTGCCGAGAGCATCGCGATTGATGAACGCGTATCCATTGCCGGTTAGAACAGCATGGATAGCCAACTGTTCGCGAAACTCATAAGAGGTCTGCCATTCATTCGGCTCGCTCCGCAACAGATCGTAAAGTGGGTGACCTTTTGCATCTTCGCCCCGGCGTCCATCTCCGCTCTTCAGGAGTTTGAAGGGAACCTGAGCAATGCCATCAGCGATAACTCTCACGATACAGAGTACGGCGCTTGAGTAGAGTGCTTGTTCATCAATTGGATTGATGACCGATCCTTCACCTGCCGCAATCGCGGCTGCGATTTCATCTAGCGAACGGCGGCGGATAGGGTTGAGAGATTTAAGATCAAATCCAAATATTTTCGCCATGTATGTTTCTGCCCGTCTCCTTAGTAGAGGTATTTATGCGGCGGGCAGTTCGGCGATTTAGAAGAACTCAATGCCGGGAATGATGAGTTCGGGTTCATTCATCTTCATTGCATAAGCCATGAGCGCGGCAACAATGCCGTCGATCTTAAGGTGATGCTGCTTGTCTGGCTTGTTGGGGAATAGATGATTGGCTGAGTTTGGCCTGATGCTCACATTGCCAGCCATCCAGTTCATGCAGGCATTGTCGGAATGGCGCAGCTTGTTGTCTGCGATCAGTGCTTCAAACTCCAACATGACCGGATTATAGTTGCCAATGTTCTGCGCGAACTTCCTGACTTCAATGTTGGGATGCTGATCCTGAATCTCTTGCGCGAACTGGTGGCCCTGCCATGGGTCATAGGCCACGCCCTTGATCTGGAATTGTGCTGCTAGTTTCTCGAACTGCTCCTTGATCGCCGCAAAGTCCGTCGCGTTGCCGGGTGTCAGGATGATGTGACCGCTGCTGGCCCAGCTGCGATAGGCGTCGGCGTTCTTGCTGCCCTGCACCGCGCCTTCGGGCAGGAAGAAGAAGGGGAAGAAATATGGCGTCTGGCCGTCCATGACGCATAGGGCGAGCGCCGATATGTCGGTCTGGGTGGAAACGTCATAGGCTGCGAATGCAGGCTTGCCGGTGAGTTCGGCCAGCGTCTTGTCAGAAGAGCAAGCGGCCCATGCGCGCTGATCCAGCCATCCGCTGGTGCTGTTTTCCCAAACATTGAGGTGCTTGGTGAGCAGCGCAGCCTTCTTGGCCGGTTTGTTGAGAGCTTCCTCATACTGGTTGCGGAGGTAATTTTCCTGAATGCTGACGCCGTAATTGGGATTGGCCTTTTTCCAGACCTCGAAATCCGTCCAGTCGTCCTCCTTGTCGATGGTGAAGATCGCCGCGAACAGCGTCGGGGTGGTCACGATGCCCGCCAGGACATTCTCTGCATCGACCTGTAGCTGGCGACATGGACCGGCGACGTTGAAGCCCGCCGTGGTGATGGTGAGCAGCAAGGGCTGGGTGCGCGACCCCATGCCCGTTTTCATCGTGTCGTATTGTTCGCTGCTGTCGTTCTCGTGCGCCTCGTCCAAGATCGCGCAATGCGGGTTCGAGCCATCACCGGGCTTGCCGATCATCGAACGGATGAACGATCCCGTGCCGGGGCTGAATATCGACTTGGCATGAACCTCGATGCCAGCTGCCTCCACTAATTGTGGAGAGCGCAGCACCATCTGACGAGCCGGTTCAAAGCAGGCGTCGGCCTGATCCTTGCTGTTCGCACCGATCCAGACTTCCGCACCTGCCTCCTTGTCGAGGAAGGCCATGTAGGTTGCGATGCCAGCGGCGAATGTGGACTTGCCGTTCTTACGCGGGATGAGCAGCAAAGCCTCTGTGACTTTGCGAAGCTGGGTATCAGGGTGGACGAAACCGAAGATCCCGGCCAGCACCCATACCTGCCACGGCTCCAGCCTGATCGTCTCGCGCTTGCTGGCCCACTGGCCCTTGCTGTGGGGAAGAAGCTGGATGAAATTGCAGACGCGCTCGACGGCCTTGGGCTTGAACTCCCATTCGTCGCCGTCAATGTCATCGAGAAAACGTTGGCAGGCTTGCTGGATTTGCTGACAGGCCGGGGCTGAGCCAGACGCTACCTGCTCTGCATATTCTACGGCCTTGCGCGAAAACGGCCCATCGCCCTCAAGCCACATGGGTTATTCACCGAGCAGGCTCGCGAAGGGATTGGACTGATCGGGTTCGGCTACCTTACCGCGCTGCGCTCGCGATGGCGCGCCGCCGATGCCTAATAGCTCTCGCTGCTTCCTGAGTTCGACAAGCTGATTGCCCTTCGGCACTTCGCCTGTCCTGAATGCCTCACGGACAATGGCAGCAAGGCAGCAATAGTCGGCAAACAGGCTGCTATCGAGGGCCGATGTTCCACTCTGAGTGACGCGATCCAGTTCCTCATGCCACACAGCTTGCGCTTCGGCACTGAGGTAATCCGGCATGACGGGCGGCGCTGCGCTCGTCGGGATGATGATGTTGGGATCGTCACGACATGGACGATAGGAGCCGACAGCCTGCTTCTCTTCGATGCTTTTCTTCTTGGGTCCGCGCTTCATTGAGGTATTTAGCAGACCTAAAGATCAATCAAGGCGAGCAGGAACATAGAGCGTGGGGATCGATCCAAAGACAATCATGGCACCGGTCGCGGCAGCAGCGAGACCAATTGCGAATACGCTCAGCGACACTTGGCAGGCCGTAATTGGGGACCGCGTAGCGGCTTGGCGGATAGCCAATGCTGCGAAACTTCAGGAGAAGCTTAATGCTGAACTGAAGCGCAGGGGACTGGAACTGAAGGCGGGCCTCATCCCCGAACGATATGCGTTTGACTGGTTCGAAGAGGCCACAAAACAGGACGAGCCAGAAATTCAGGAACTCTTTGCGCGGCTGCTCGCCAACACCGCCACTGGTGATCCAGATTCGGCAGACCGTCGCCACTTAGAAATCGTGTCCCGACTTGTGCCGCTTGACGCTAAGGTGATGAACTTATTTTATAATGGTGATGTGGCGAAATATGATCTGGCCAAGGATGGAGAGATAATAGAAATCACGATCGAAGAGTGGAAATTATACAGGACGCTTAAGGAACAGCATGGAGAAAAGGCGTGGCAATCAGTCGAGCACCTTCTTGCCCTCGGGGTGCTGGACAAGCGGACGTTCATTTCTCCAGACGCCGTAGCTCGCGTCTTCGGTAATTATCAGACTGATACGTCCTCCGGTGTGATATTCCCATCATACGGAGGAGGTGATGAACTGGAAGTCACAGTCGAAATCGTCTCGACCTTTACTGGCCTGTCATTAAGGAAGGCTCTGCTCGCCTGATCCTCCGAATTGGACCCCGAACTGTTTAATTCGCACTGGCATCTTTTGTGTTGGGGCGTTGTTGCTATATGGGGTTACTCTCACAAAAATAACCCCCCCCTTGCATAAAGGCGATGAGGACTAGAGCAGGCTAAAGCGTCGCCTGTTCTCTTCTGCCGTCTTGGCCGCATGGCATGGACCGCATAAGCTCTGCGTATTCTCGTAAACGTCCTTGCCGCCGTCTGCCCTTGGCATAATGTGGTCCACCTGCGTCGCGGGTGTGATGTGTCCATCTTGCTGACATGCTCGGCATAACGGCTCTTCCGCCAATCGTCTGCCCCTTACCTTCCGCCAGTTATAATCATAGACATACTGATCGGCTCTGACGGGCTTTAGTTTTTTCCCACCATGGGAAAAGTTCTGCGGGGTGAAGGGCACGGCGCTGCCTCTGCTTGTTGTTGCTCCATGTAGTTATCGCGCCTGCTTCTCTGCTAGATTATCCCGGTGGGAGTAGATGCTCCTTTGTTAGCTGTTAGGTTGCTTAATCCTGTAACGATAAGGATCAGCCGGTCCACCATTACCATGTCGTTCGACCTGCTGCATCGCGAGCAGTTCAAGAAGGCACCGATTTAGATCACGATCGCGCCCACGCGAGGGGCTCACAGCCTCTTCGATTTCGATCTCAGTGATTTCTGGGTGCTGCCGGATTGCAGCCAATACGCGATCACGGACCGAAACACCTGGGCCAGATGGCAACTCCATTACGTCCCTCCTTTTTTAGATCGATAATCCTGACAGCTTCCTCCTGTTGCCACAAGCTCGTTGTCCTGTTCTCCATCATGTCAACGCCAAAGAGTGGATGATTATCTGGTCAGTCGACAGCATACGATTGGAGTAGGCGCTGTTGCTTACGAAGATCGGAGTAAATCTATGGCTGCTTTTAACCCCAATGCGCTGAAGTCGGTTTCCGCTGTTGCTGACCTTGGTGCTACCGGCAAGCGCACTGCGCGGGACGTTGTGCTTGAAGGGATCAAGCAGCAGTTGAAGCTGCTTGCTGATCCGAAAGTTGAGGGTCGGCGCTGGTTCAGGAGTGGTGTGTCGGATACGGCATTTTCGATCCGTTACGGTAACACGGCTCTCAAGCTGCGCGGACAGGAAACGCAGCTGGCCGTTGAAACAAAGAGCTTCTCCGACGCCCTGAACTACTTCTCGGATGAGATCGCGAAGGGTAAGTTCGATGATCAGCTGGCCGAACTTGAGAAGGCTCGGGCTACTCGGACGGATAAGATGCGTGAGACGCGGGCAGCAAAGAAGGGGCAGAAGACCAGCTGACAGCTTACCTATGTTGCTATCCGAAGGGGTCGCTTGTCGGCCCCTTCTTATTGACTTGTTGATCTGTGTCAGGCAGTCAGTGCGCCACATATAAGGAGGCGCATGTGGCCAAGATTGACCTATCAAAGTTCATCGATAACTCATTGAAGGCTGAGTTCGATGCCAAGCCCTATGATGTTGCGAAGGATCGCGCACGGCTCGTCGGTCGCCTCGAGGCTGCTCGCGCGCAATTCAGCAGCAATGGTGCGGTGAAGGGGCCAAAGCTCTTCACAAAAAAGAACGGCGTGGTTGAGTTCAAAGCTGCCGTAAAAGGCGTGGACCTGACCATCAATGGTTCGACGACCAACTACATTCCTGAGAGCCAGTTCGAGCCGTTCCTTGCGGCCCTCATTGAAGCCACTAACGCCGGTGAGTTTGACAATGTATTCACTGCTGGCGCTGCTTCCCCTGCGAAGCCCGCTGCTGCGCCAAAGCGTGAGCGCAACGTCAGTGAAGCAAGCCGTCTCAACATTCGCGTCGGCGGGTTCCGCAGGGGTGGCAAGTCGGATGCTGAAATCCGCAAGCAGTTGACCGCGGAAGGCGTGGACAAAGCCGCTATCGATGCGGCTATCGCGTATAAGCGCCCCGGCAAGTGA